GCCGTCAGGCCTTCGTTCTTGAATCTGTTGTGTGGCTATAACGACATGCAACTTAAAGAAGTTTTCTAGTTATCTACAACCTACCACCCAACTGGGTAAAGGAACGTCATATATGAAGAAAGAGTATAAAGAATTTACCTCCGGAACTCGGTATTACTCGTCTAGTTGGGACCGTACTGGTGCCAATGAGACTCATAATAATATTCGGACTCGGAGTTATCTTTCCAGTACTCGGATTTCTGATGACGAACCGTTGCCTAATCCTCGGCCTTTAGTTTTGCCGATTAAGAATTACACCAAGTTTGGCGTAATACTTGCTGGATCAGGTTTGATGCACATTGCTAATACCGAGCTCTACGACCCTAGAAAGGACCCAATAACTGGGAAACCTAAAGGTGTCATCGCAAAGTTCGTTGCAACAACGTCAGATCCGTGGTATGGTCAGGCCGTCTCATCTGGTCTCCTTCGGGAAACTTTTGACGATATGCCTGACGTTCGTAGCTCTGACTCGCTACTGAAGCAGTGTTGGAACAACGCTGCTAACCGGGGTTTTGATCTCGGTACTCAGATTGGTGAAGCACCCGAATTCGTTAAGTATTCGAGTTCGCTCATTACTAAGCTATATCGCTCATACCATTTCTTGATGCAATCTCTTGTATCTAAGCATGGTCGTAAGCAGGCGAAGGAAATGTGGCGCTCACTGATACGAAATACCAAGCGCACTCGTGGCGGAAACGCCATGGACGCCCTAACGGGCGTGTGGTTGGAACATCGTTATGCGGTTACTCCTGTCTTAATGGCATTAAACGACTTGGCCGATCAGGCCAAGAAGGATATGTCAAGGGTGGGTAAAATCGGGTCCTATTTAGATAGGGTCCGGGCTTCTGATTCGAATTCCGTAACTTCGTTTAAGAAGTTAGATATCGGACTCTGCGGCGAAACCGCCGGGTGGGGGACTGATTTCAGCCCCGCCACACTGACTGTCTCTACGACACGCTCTTCTGAGCGCCGTTGTGGATTAGGGATTCTGCGGACCTGGTCCGAATTTCAGAATTTCCATGTTGATCCAATTAAGACTGCTTGGGAACTTGTTCCGTATAGCTTCGTTATTGATTGGTTCATCGACTTCGGTGAAAGACTGAACTACGTTTCATCGCGGTTCATGGTCGATCCTGCTTACGCTTATGAGGTTTATGTTGAGCGCGTTGTCCACACTGTCACCCTTTCGGGTACGACATCATGTAAGATACCGCCGCCTACAACACAGACCCCGTATTATAGGGGAACCGGCTCCGTACACTCTACGGGCACTATTACGCATACGCGTCTTGTGCGGGCTCCTAGGAATCCTCCAGGCCTCTCCATTATTCCGGAGATGAATGTAAAGATGAACCTTAAACGCTACGCGGACTCCTTCTCTCTGCTTTGGCAGTTGAGAGGAAGGCGCTAGCATTGGGCATCCCTGTATTCCTATGTCAAATTATTGTCGTATTTTCGACAGATATTGGCGTAAATCCTCGTCAATTAACCTAAGGTCTATATTATGAAATACAAACCCGTTGCATCTACGCTGACAAGTCAGCTTGGTCAAAAGCAAGTCTTCACTTTTGCTCAAACTGTTCCGCTTCAAACTGAACGACTTAACACGTCGTTCGAAGTTGGTTCAATCAAAGGTGGAGCTGTTAAGCTCTCCAGCCATAGATTTCATCTAACTTCCGTCCGTTTGCCATCTGATGGCGAAACCGGTTCTGGGGACACTTTACATATCGAGCTTGTGGTACGGCACCATCCTGGTGTTGCTCCTGCTCGGCTTAACGGTTTAGTAGCTAAGTTACAAGACATCGTAACCCAGCCTCGATTTTCCGAAGAGCTTCTCGAGCCCGGTATTTTGGGTTAAAGTAAAGTGGTTCTTAACAATCTATAACATGAGGATTACATTCATATGGAAATACTACGTGATGCAGTATTTGCAGCTTTTGCTCCGCGGAATGCGGCATTAGATGACAACACTATGCTACTCAGACTGATTAAGGTTTGGTATAGCGCGTACAAAGCACATCGCTTCGCAATCGAATTTTCGTTGCGGGCATCCTTTATTGAATCATCACTGATTCATTCGAAGGTTCTTGAGCTTTTGGCCGCAAGTCGTTCGTCACCATTCTCAGTAGATCTTTTGGCTACCAAGGCTGATGAGTTGGAGGGTATTGCCTTATACGCGTTAAGCGTGCAGCCTCCTTTTGGTAGTCCGGTCTCGCATTTATTGGAGATTTGTCGTTTTCCGAAAAGTTTACTCAACAAGAATGAGGTGCTATTCGCATCCCTTCCTGAAGAGCCTTTTAAAGAGGCATTTCTATCTCACGAGAATTCTCTACGTGAGGTTAATGTTTACTTCGGGGAATTGAAGACACTGTTATCGGAGTTACCACTTAGCGGTCGCGTTCGTGCGGCCTCGGTGGTACCGAGCAGGTTTTCAACTAATATTGAGGAACTCCTTGATATTGCGTCCACTCAAAAGTGGATGATTGAAAAGGCCCTATTGAAGGATCGTAACCTTACGATTCTTTCTGAAGGTCTGAGTAAAGGACGACACGGCCCTGGGGCTGCTCTAGGCATCTCACGTAGAGACGCCGGGTTAGCTGTAAAGGAATCATCGACGTCGTCGATAACTCCCGGACTGTATCTTTATGCAAGAAGGGATTTTCCTTTTGCACAATTGGTCTTAACCGATTGTCCAGAGAACAAACTTTCATTCGTACCTAAGAACTATAAGTCCTTACGGATAATCTCGATTGAGCCTCCACTGATGATGTTTTATCAGCTGGGCCTCGGTACGGCGTTACGTAAGATACTGAAATACGATTTCGACACTGACTTAACTGATCAGCGTCGGAACCGTCTTCTCGCAAGGGAAGGCTCCATCAGCAACGCTATTGCAACGATCGATTTAAGTCGAGCGTCTGATAGCTTAGCCTTTGGGGTTATGGAATTCTTTATACCACCTTGTATTTTCAAGGTCTTAAAGGGTTGTAGGGCTACCGCAATCGAGGGTATCGGGCATCAGTACGAGATGTTTTCTGCAATGGGAAACGGTTTAACGTTTCCTTTGCAATCTCTTTTATTTATTACTGCTGTCCGATCGATCGTACCTAAGAAGCTCTGGCCTCAATGCTCAGTATACGGGGATGACATTCTATGTCCGTCTCAGTATGCCAGCAAGGTCCTGGAGTATCTTTCCTTTCTAGGTTTCGCCCCAAATGTCGAAAAAACGTTTGTGGACGGACCCTTTAGGGAGAGTTGCGGAGGAGACTATCATCACGGTCTGGATGTAACCATGCCACGCCTTAGAGGCTCATTGCACTCTGAGTCTGTCGCATACGCGTATGTTAATAATTTGGCTATAGCTTATTACAAAACTAGTAATCAGCTTTATACCTCTATTATCAAATTTGTATGTTCGACAATTAGACGAAAGACCTTTGGGCCCTTCTCTTCCGACTTTCACTTTGATAAAGACCCGAGTTCCTCGGACCGTTATCTTGCTATCCCTTTCGATTTTGTCGATGAGGACGGCGTTGTGATAGGTTGGTGCAATAAGGTTAGCTCATTTTCGTTTGTATCCCACGCCACATCTTCTGACTTTCGGGCCAGGAGAAAATATGCACATCTACTCCGTAGAGAAGCATTTATGCACATCAATCTATCGATGTGGCTGCGTGATCCCGGTGCTTTCCCTCAAGGGGTGCCGCCGGATTACAAACTAATATCTCCTCGCCGTAAGGTAAGTGAGAGAGCGTGGCTATGGCCATCTCGCGATGAAATTTTG